ATGACCTGTAACTCCCGCTCGCCGGACTGCCGAAGAAATCGTCGACGAACGGCACAATCGTCACGCTCGTCGCTAAGTGGTAAATCGCGGCCGGAGAGGTGTGTGCCGCGGCCGTGCTCCCGTGCGCGCCGCGCGTCACGGTGTAAGTCGAACCCCCGCCCGACGCCGCCGACACGATCATCACTTCGCCTTCGATCTGAATCGCATCGCCAGCCACCGCCGGTCCAGGCGCGCTCAAGGTGATCGTCGTATCAGTCGACGTAATCGTCGTAGCCAGAGTGAAAGCCGTCGGGCTATTCAGCTCGTTCCAGTAAAACAGCGTCAGAGTGCCCGCCAAAATCGTGTGAGTGTTCGTCAGATCCGTGAACGAAATTCCCGATAACTCCACCGTCCCCTGCCCCGTCAAACTCAATCCGAACGTGGGGGCCGGCGGAACATCCACGTCCACTCCGCCGCCGGATGCTCCGCCGATTTGCCATCGCGTCAATGGATTCAGCTCCGGCGCGCTCTCCTGATTCAACACGTTCGCCGATCGACCCGAAATTTCCACCGTCGCTCCCGTCTGATTCGGAACGTTGACGCTCACTGGACTCGTCGCGCTCAACCCTCCGAAATTCCACGTTCCATTCGCGATGACGAAATAACTGGTCGTGTCCGGCACCGTGGTCCACGCGGGCGAGATCGTCAGCGTCGTCGCCGTGTTCGAAATCACGGAGCGTTCCTGCACCGCGCCCGTTCCGCGAGTGATCCTCACCACCCCGCCCGAGAAATCGTTGGTCAGCATTCCCAGCGTCGAGTTCCCGATCGTCGTCGCCGATTGAATCCCCGCCACGATCTCCGGTTGCAATTCCATTCGCCAGTAAAAATTCGCGTGATCGTAATTCTCATCCGGAGGACCGATCAACATCGTCGCCGCACCCGTGTCCGAATACGAACTCGCCACCGCGACACTCGCGGCGATCCGCAGCAGCTCCGCCGGATTCGTTCCGCGATACACATCGAATCCCGCTGTACCCGATGAAAAGCTAAGCCCGGATAGCGTCACCGCGTTCGTGTTCGTCGTGGCTGGAATCTTCGCCGGCACGATGAACGAGAGCGCAGTCTCCGCTCCGGCACTATCTAGCGCGCTCACGGCGTAATACAACATCTGCCCGCCCGCAATCATTCCCCCCGTCGTATTCACGCCCGCATTCAACCCGACCAACGGAATCCCCACGCCACTTGCTTGCGGCACCGCCGGCGGCACGAACGCGCACGCCAGCGTCACTGTGAAACTCCCGTCAGAACTTTCGGTCGTCGTCTCCGTGATGCCGAACTGATCGATCCCGTGCGAATCGATCACGCTCCCAACCAGCGGCCGCGGAATCCCGACACTTGCGTTCGTCTGTCGGCCCGTACCGTTTCCTAGCGCACTGCCGCTCCTGTACCAACCGTCGTCGTGCCACTGCGCCGTCACTTGCAGCGTTTGAAAATTCTGCCCCGGCGAAAGCTTCACCACTCGGAAAGGCTGCCGCTCCAGCCCTTCCTTTATGTAGGTGACCGTGATCAGATCCCCCGGCGCGATCCCGATCCCCTTCACCGTCGTTTCGAAATCGATCAGTGTGTACCCGTTGATGGTCTTGTTGAGCTGCAACTGCAGCACCCGCGTCGCCTGATCGAAATTCGGCAACCCCAGCGCGTTGTAGGCCGCGGTCACTTGGCGATTTGTCAGCAGCGCATCGTCGATATCCACCAGCGCCAGGCTGTCCTGCTGATACTCATTGAACTCATCCTGAAACTCGACGGTCAATCGATTCGGCGTCGCCGCCGTACTCTGCGACCACAATCGAATCGACGGATCACCGTTCGCCTTTCGCACCAATCCCGAAAACGTCCCCGACCCATCGCTGAATTCGTACACCGGCCATCCGCCCGCCAGCTCTTCTGTACTATTGCTGCCATCCGGTAGCGACGGCTGCTGCAGCGCGATCGCATTCTCTACGCGCAGGGTCAGCAATCCGCCACTGTCGTAAGTCACCATCAGCATCGATCCGGCGCGAATTCCCTGCGCGACCTCAGCTCCACTCCGCCGATCTTGGATCACCAGATTACATTCGAATCGCGATGTCGATGCCGGATTGCCGTTCAGATCCGTCGTCGTGATCGCGGCCGCGCAGTATGCCGCCGCACCAGCGAAACTCACCACGTCGATCTCACTGGTCAGCCAGCCGCATCGCCGCAGCACATCCAGCAGCACCCACGCCGGATTGTTGGTGAACGATTCACCCAGCGAAGCGCCGCTCTCGTCGAACTGCTCCACATGCAACCCGTTCAGCAGCACTCGAATGGTCGGCAGCGTCTGCCCATTGCTGATGCGATTCGGCACCACCACGCTCATCATCGCCATGCTGCCGTACGGATCGCCCAGCGGATTTCCGCTCGCATCGGTGAAATTCGGATCGAACGCGCCGTTGCGCGTGCCGCTCGTAACGATTTCGAACCACCCCGTCGACGTCATGTCGACGCCGGCTTGCGCTTCAGGAATTTGAATATCGTTGACCAGCACCGTGATCGCGCTGTCGATCATTCCCATCCCCAGCAGCACTTCCATGCGTGTCAGATTTCCGTCATTGCGCGCGAACACGATGGGAGGTTCGTACCACGCCGTTCCATACACCAGCGGAACGTAATCGTTGTACACCGCCAGGTTGTCCTGCACCGCCGAAAGCTGCGTGCCAGTTTCACCGAACGCGCGCACATAAATCTGAGGTGGAATAAATTCTAATCCACCGAACGTCGCGGTCGCGTGGCTCGATGAATCGATCGAGAACATCCCGCGTTCGACGCACGACGCTCTGGTGAAATCGCATGACGTGAACGGTGCGCCGCTGTTCAAATTCCCTACTCCGCCCGTCTGATCCGGCGAATATCCGCATTTATAAAGCGCCGAGTATTTGCCCTTGGCGCCGCCGTTCAAGGCCTCCAGCCGTTGTGCGCTGGTAGTGGGAAACATCCATGGGCATCGCCGCAGGATCTGCACTTCGGGCAACACGATTCGCTGCAGACTCAGCCGATTGTTAAACGCAACCCGAAAGCTAGACTCGGTGATTTCGTCCGGTGGATTCGCCACTCCCCGAAACACCACGCGAGCTTCCGATGCCGCCACGCCAGCCACCAGATCGTAAAAAAGGAATTGAATCGTGACCTGCGCGCCTTTGAATCCCGTCTCGCGTTCGATTTGCGAAAAGTGGGAATCCGCGTTCGCCAGCGTGACCGAAACTGTCGCCGTTCCGTCCAGTCCGTCATCCGACGACGACCGCAGTTGAAATAGATTGTGCTTCAGCAGCCGCGCGTTGTATGAATTGCCGTCGAACGTCGCCGCATGCGTCGCCCATCGTTCGATCGCACCTGAACCCAGCACGCAGTCGAACAGAAACAGCGGAGTCGGCGGCGCTTGCTGCTCTTTGTAGGTATCGATCGTCGCCATTGATCAGCTCTCCGTGTTCACGATCTCTATCACCGCGTCATACACATCGGTGCCCTGCGCCGTTACCGTCAATCGATCCGCACCGAACCGAGCGTTCGAATAAACGCCGCCTTGCGTCTCCGTCATCTTGTAATCCGACGGCGCCAGCTGCGCCTCTACCTGTATCCCGAACAGATCGACCAAACCGCCCGCCGCCAGCTCTGCGCCGAACGCCACGCTTGTCGTCGCCTGCGCTAAATTTGCGGAAAGGAAAACCCGCGTCCACGATCCTGTCAGCGCGAACGTCTTCGACGCACTGCCTCCTGTCGTCGCCATCGTCAGTGTCACGCTCGACGTGGCGATCGTCTTTGCCCACGCGCTGAGGCAATAGTGAAAAGTCCCCGGCACCGCTAGCGTTTGCGTCACCGATTCCGCCACGCCGCCCGCGTTGATCACCTGCGTAGCTCGCGTCGTCCCCAGCGGATCGGCGATCCCTGTCGTCAGCTCAATCAACGCGCCGTTCGTCCACGCGCCCGCCGCAAGATTCTCGCTGTCGTTGAGTAGATTCCCCGTCGGATCCAGAAACGTGAACGTCTGCCACATTCCCGACGTTGCCAGAAACAACGCCTCGATCGCGCTCCACTCCACCAGCGTCAATCCGGATGCGTGCAACTCCCACGCCGTTGCCGCCGCATCCGGATCGGCGAACACGTCCGTCCTCCCATCGCTGAGCGTATTGACCACCGTCCTCTGCAGCGATTTCCGGATTACCGGATACAGCGCCGACGCGCCCGTCACCAGTTGTGGAAACACCAGCATCTAACTTCGGTTCTCCTTAATCGTCACCGTCGCCTTGCCCGCCTGCTCACCGCCGAACGTCACATCCAGCGCATCCGCATCGAAGCTGCAGCTCGCATACACCGTGCCGCTGAACGGATCAGTAAATGAAAACGTCCCCGCCCGTCCACTCTCGCTTTCGAAAAACCGTTCGAGAGTCATCAGTTCTGATTCATCCAGTAATTCCAACCGGATTGTCCATCGCCGCAACGTCGCCCCGAATCCTGGAAACCGCTGCTCGCTCCCGTCCACAAATCGAAATACCTGTGTCGAAAAAGCTTGTTGACCATCCGACGGATACTGCGCGATCGCGCCCGTCTTTAACGTTGGAAAGTTCGCCACGCTACACCTCGCGAATTACATCGTTCAACGTCGTCGACGTCAGCATCGCCTGCCGGACCGCTTGTGCGATATCGTGGCTGTGATCTAGAAATGATTGGCTGTCCAATGCCTGAACCTGCACCGTGATCTGCGTCGTCGATTGCGATGAGAACGACGGAATCGTCCGCGGCAATCCGCCATCCGCCGTATCGACCCCGACCGCTCCTCCCTGTTGCGACGCCCCAATCCCTGCATTCAAGTTGATCGACGGCGGCGCGACATACGGCACCAGCGGCGCCGGTTGACCGCTCCCGCCTCCGCCGAACAAACCCACCAATCCCGAAATCAGCGGGCTCAATCCCAACCCGAACACATCTTCCAGTGCGCTCCCCACCTTGCCCCCCGTCGATTGCCCGCTCGATCCCTTGGTGCCGGTGTTCTGCCCCACCGCCGTCGTGTTCGCCGCGATCGTATCGATCTCTGTCTGATTGATCGTCTGCAGTTGCTGTAACTGCTGCGTGATCGTCGTGATCTGCGTCGTCAGCGCGCTCGTGTCTCCGCTGCCGCTCCCCGTGCTCGACGACCCCAGCAGCGCCGACACTTCATTTGTTGGATTCTTGACCATCGCGCCACTCTCTTTCCAAAATCAGAAACGCATCGGCATCGCGCGCCGGCATCCAGTCGATCGCGCTCGCACCGCCGAACTTCCACGTGAAAAACTTCTCGATCCATTCCAGGCTCTGCGGGGTCACAAACGATTTCGGGCATTCTTCGACTCCCACTCGCCCCCGCGCCCACACCACTCTCCGCGCATCGCGACGATCCTTGGACACAAAGCCGCATCGTCGTCTCGATTCCAGCCGCTGTTTCCTACACTCGTCGCATTTCCACGCGGCTCCGCCCGTCTCAGCATTCGATCTCTGAAACAGAAATGCGACTCTCAGTTTTTTCGTTCGTCTTCCGTCAATCCGCACTCGGCTCGAACGCGCGCCAGAATTTCGGTCGCCAGCTCCACCGGTCCTTGGTCGATCAAACGCCCCGCGGTCGCCATTTCGCCGTCGATCTCCAAACCGTCCACGCCGATCAAACCCCACTCCAGATACGCGCGATCGATCTCCGCCCCCAATACCGTCGCCTCGAGTTTGTCGTGCGCACCCGTTCCCGCTTCAAGGAACTCCGCCCGCCTCCCAACCTCGCGAATCCGCCGCGCCAGCTCGATCCGACCGCCGAATGTCACCCGCCGGATCTGATATCGCACGCCAGTTCTGCACGATGCCTCAACCCACACCGTGCTCGACCACTCACCCGAAGGCGATATACAGCTCATCATTCGCCGTCCCCTGCGCGCGATCGTTTTGAAATTTCCATTGCAGCCTGGTCTCCCCGTCGTCGAACTCCGGCACTTCCGGCACCATCGCCGGCATGTATGCCCCGAACAATTGATTCGTCTGCTCGCCCAACTGGAACATCACACTGATCGGCGACCTCGATCTTGCCGCCTGATACAGCGCAGCCGTCTGCGCATCCACTAATTCGAACAATTCGAAATTCAGCGTGATCTTCCGTTGTCCCGCCGCGATGCATCGTGCGAAATCCGTGCCGAACTCGCGATCCCGCAGTTCCACCGCATTCGCCAGCGTCAACTCCGCCGACGTCAGCGTGAAGAATTTCGCCGGCGTTGCCCCCAGCCAAACTTCACCCAGGTGCCCCGGTACGATCGTGTAGTCGAATCCAGCCTGCGTCGGCTCCGCCGGAAAACTCGACAATCCGCCTTCGCCACTCTCGAAACTCGCGCTGTCGATCAAATCCCGCGACGGTCCCGCGAAATCGAATTCCTGAAAATCTCCGTTGACCTTCACGGTCATCGTGTCCACCGCCGCCCCGTCGACGATCCTCTGTACCGCGCCCGATGGATCCCAGTAATCGAAAACACTCACGCTCGGCAAACTCTCGGCGAGAAAATACGTCACCGTCGTCCCGAACACCGATCCCGATTGCGGGATATTGTTGAACGGCGCATTAAGAAACACCGTCGTCGAATTCTCAATCGCCGCCACGAATCGCATTTCGCCCGAAAACGTCACCGCCTGCCCCGACACCAACCCATGCGGAGCCGTGAACGCGATCTGTGTCTGCCCAGTCACCGTCGCAATTGTTCCACCTGTGTAGAACACCGGTGTCCCGCCCATCGCCGCTTGGAACAACGGACCCTCGCTCGGCTGCGCGACCTGATCCGTCCACTCCGTCATGAAAGTGTTCAGCGAATAATTCGTCTTGCGACGGATCGTATTCGGCAATCCCGGAAACGTCCGGCTCCCGGTCTTGTCCCGCCGGCTCGTTTGCTCGGGGACCTGCTTCGCCCCCAGCTTCACCAGCGGAATACGATTCGCCCCCGTAATCGCCGGCACCACGCCGTACGATGTCTCGAGCGCCACGTAGATCCGCTCGTTGTTCGATGAAATGTAGCAACCCATTGACGTCCCCTAACTCGACAGATCCACTTCGAAACTCACTCGCGCGATCTGCAAAAAATTCTGTCCGCCATGCTGCACCGGATCGAAATTCACTTCGTACCCCCCGGTGAAAAACGCCCCTTGTCCCCAATTTCCGCGATTCGAATCGAGCACCTGCGTCACCGCGTCCACATACAGCCGCAGTTGACCTTCGATTCCCTCGATCCGATCCTGTGACACCCGTACTTCCGCTACCGTTCGAACTTTCCCGGAAAACGTCCGGAATTTCTCCGTCAACAGATTCCGCACCCGATCCGAATACACATGCAGCACCGGATACTTCACCGCTACGCTCCGCTCAGAGATCGTAGCCGAAACATTCTGCGCCACGATGTGTTCCGGTGGCAGCGGCGTCAGCGCCACTCCCGAATCCGCCGCCAGAATCGCCACCGCCGAACTCACGCCCGTATCCGTCGCGCTCAGGAATTGCACAAACTGCTGCGTAACAATGGTTGCTGTCTGCGCCATATCAACCTCTCCGCAGCATCGGCCCGCCGATTACATAGATATCCGGTGCCTGGCCCGTCCCCGGCACCACACCCGAAACCAATCCGCTATCCGCTATCGTGAACGTCTGC